CAGATGTTATTACATTAGTATTTTCTCTATATATATCATTACTTTTGGCAATTACATCACCATTCTTAATATTTTCATTTATAGTTTTTTCTAATTGCTCATTATAAAACTTCAACGCCTCATCACTTCTTACTAAAACACCATTAGCTTCCTCATATTGTGCTATCCAACTGTGTAATTCATCTCTATCCTTTTTTCTTTCACCTATTCCTTTACTTATAGTTCTCGCTTTTTCATATAATATCAAATCAAGCGATTTGCCAGTTTCTGCAGCCATCTGCTTAAAATAATCAAGTACATCTTTACTCCAATATTTTTGCATTCCTGCTACAGCTTCTTGCCTTTTATACAAAGCTTCCTCACTTTTAATCTGATTTTCAACTATTTTATTTGTTAATACATTTACTTTAGCCGACGCTTGAGCTAACTTTATTCTCTCTTCATAACTCTTATTTACATTTCCTAAAATTTTTGTGAGCTCTGCATTTGTAACCTTTTCTGCATCAATATTTTGGAAATAAACTGGGTACTTTTTCTTTAACTCTTCTAAAGCTAATATTCTTTCTTTGCTGCCAACATTGTAATCCATTATAGACTTCACAGCTGCATTTATCTCTACTTTCTCTTGCTCTAAACCAGCAGCTGCTTGCGAAATCTCTTCGTTTAAATCACTTTGCAATTTTGCTGTTAGCGAAATCTCTTCATTTAAATCTTTATTACCTTTAAACGCTTTTATAAGTAAAGGTATTATCAAAGCCAGTCCTGTAGCTATCAAACCAAACGGATTTGTCTTTGCTAAATTTCCTAACATCTTAAATGCTAAATTAAATCCTTTTAGACCTGTAGTTCCAGCAACTATACTCGCTTGCAAATTTACAAAACCAGTCTTTAATACTGTAATTAAAGGTATAATGCCTTTAATCATTTTTAAAAGCAGCGAACCAATTAACAACGCCGGTCCTATAGCAGCAACTAGTCCACCTACAACTACTATCGTTGTTTTTGTGCTATCTGATAATTTACTAAAAAAGTTGCTCACGCCTTTTAGTAAACTTGATAAACTATTTAAAACAGGTACTAATGCTCCCTTTATGCCAGTGCCAAGTTCTATTAAAACACTTTTAGCACTATCTACAGCAACGTTCCATTTATACTCTAAAGTCTGTTGTGTATTTTGAAAAGCAGCATCTAAATCACCCCCTGCTGCAGCTATATCTTTAAAAATAGCCTCCACTCTCTCAGAATTTTCTCCTACAAGTCCTAAAACACCAGTTAAACTTCTAACATTATTAAATACTTTTGATATACTTTGCTCACCGAATTGACTTATAAGTGCGTCTATATCTTGCAAAAATGGGAGAAAGCCTTCAGTTTTTAGTGTAGTGTATAGTTCATCATAGCTTGTCCCCATCTCTAACAAGGCGTCTTTCCCTTGCTGCGACATATTTAGCATTTCCATCAGTACTCCTCTAATGGCAGTAACCGCCTCAGGAACATCCATACCTATTAGCGTCAAACCCGATACAGCTGCTGCTACTTCATCGAATTTTATGCCTAATTGCGAAGCCACTGGCAATACACGTCCTAAATTTGTCGCTAAATCACTCGCCTCCGCCTTTCCATCTTTAACAGCTCTAATTAAGATATCTGTTGCCTTTGCTGCATCTATATTTTCACTCCCATATGCAGTTAATACACTCGTCAATAGTTGTGATACATCACTTGCAGTACCAAGCCCAGCAGCAGCTGCCTTCGTTGACTTTTCTAATATATCTATTGCCGCTGCACCTTCAAAGCCAGAGCTTGCTATAAAATAAAAGCCATCAGCTACCTCCTTTAAGCTTGTTCCTGTCTCTTCAGCAATTTTTTTAATATCTCCTTCAAGTGAACTGTAAGCCTCTTTGCTAATATCTGTCAAGCTAACAATTTTAGTTACAACGCTTTCGTAGTCTTTGTATAATTTGAAGCTGCCTACACCAACAGCTGCCAAAGGCACTGTCAACGCCGCCGTCATGGTTTTACCTACAGTTTGCATTTTTCGAGATATACCATCTAAATTCGAGCGTATTTTTGCCATTCCACGCTCAAATTCAGTCAAGTCAACTCCTATCTTTGCTATTAAACCATTAATTTCATTAGCCATCTGCACTTATTTTTTTTACAAATTCATAAAATTCATCCTCACTACCAATTGTATCTAAATTCCCTTTATATTCTTTATCCCACGCGAATTCTAATTTTGGAATTTCTTTTACATAAGGATTTTGCGAATATATATGCGAAATATGGTATCTTGTAGCTTCAAAAATTACTTTAGTTATAAAATTAAATTTTTCGTTTTCTTTTTTTATATTTTCATCTACTAAATATAATAATTCATCAACACTGTATAGCAGTAGTTCATTTAAACTCATATAATCAAGTTGATTACGAAAAAATAATATTAGACTGATCACATCTTTGATTTCATTTTTTTTTGTTCATTATTATTATTAGAAATACCTGTATTATTAGTTTTTATGCTGCTTTGCAGGATATTGAAAAAATCGAAAAATATTTTTTCATCATCTAATAACATTTCTGCATCCATCCATTCAGCTTTTATTTCAGTATTTGTTAGCTTACAACCCATTTCTATAGCGTGTTTTAGCAATACTACCAACGCCTCCAAAAATATTAAACTTTTAATATTATTTTTTTCATCAGCAAAATTAAAAGCACTTATAATGCTATCATTGTGATTTTGCAGCCACTCTATTTCAGCATTTTTCCATACCATTAATGAAATTCTAATTGGTATCTTTTCGCCATTATAATCTAAATAATCTACCATATTACTAAACTTTTGTGAATGTTGGTTTTTCTGTTAGCCTGAAACTAAAGCTGTAACCTTGTTTTCCCTTTATAGGTACATCCCTGTTTACATCCATTACATAACCTTTGCCACTAAAATAGCTTCCGTCTGGATATGTAATAGTTATTAAACATTTCTGCGAGATTTGAGCATAACCTAAAATATCATCATACTTCAACGCTCCTGTAACCGTGTCTGTAGCTACTATGGAGGTTATCTCAAAATTGCCAACAGAAAAAGTTAGTGGTAACTTCTCTTTTACAATTCCTGCCATTTCAAAATAAGCTATATCTTCATAACTTAAAGTAAAATCTGGTCCGTTACATTCGTATGCAAAAATTAAATCTTTATATGTAGGAGTAGTTTCGTCTTTTGCGATTTTTATTTGAGTTCCAAGCCCTTTTATTCCATAAACCTGCGTTGGTACAGCTGGCAATGGTGAAGGAGTAGTTATTTTTGTCATTTGACCTGTTAGCTGCAAATTAAGTTCATTTGTCATTATTTCTCCAACGCTGCAGGTAATAGGCATACCAGTTACGTAGGCATTGAATTTATAAGCATCATAAGTAGGTGTATCATCTATCTTAAACAAAATTACAAATTCTATGTTAGTTTTTGCTAACATTAATGTAAAAAAAGTGTCATAAGCAGCTTCAGTGTAGTCCTGCGTTAGACCAAAAGTCCCTGCTGTAATCAAACCTGGCATAAAGCTGTCGAAGTCGCCAGCAACTCCGTATTGAGCTGTATCAAGCTCGTCAGGTGAGTCAGAAGGTAATGTAATTGATTTTATACCTTCTACATTTAAATAATTAGTACCCGATTTATATAAAATTCGAGTATTTTTTCCTATCAAAAAATTTCCCATAATATTTCCTTTCTTTTTTTTATATTGTTTTTACTATTTCTAAATTAAAATTTATTGCAAAACATTTATATGTTCTGTTTTTCTCGTCTGCAAAATCCCAGCTAAAAACATCTGAAGTTTGCTCTACTACTAAAAATTGATAGCCATCTTGTGTAGTGCCTTCTAAATTTTCTATGTTTTCAATTACATCCTGTAATGTAGAATAACCGTTATCATACGTGTAACTACGCACCACTACTTGTATCGAAGGTTTCCTAAATTTAATGCCATCAAAGGTAAAATCTGGTGAACGCCCCGCTACGTCGTATATACATATACATTCAGAAGGTGCAGCTGGCATTAAATCTACGTATACATTATCATTATTAGATAAATAATTTTGTATAATTCCTGCTATTCCTATCATTTCATATGTTTTTTAATTAATTCAACAAAATAATCTTCATTATCCTCCAAGTGTGTAATAAAATATTTCCATCCACTTCCTGGTTCTCTGTAATTTTTATTCACTTCGTGCACCTCTACTGCATAATTAGCTGCAAACCCCATTATTGCCATTGGCTTTTTTAGTTGATATGCTATTTTACATTCATTCTCACACCTGCTAATAAGTGATGTATCCTGCTCTTCACCACGCCCATCACGAATTCCTTTACTATAAGTGAAAAACATCGAATTTCGTAGATTTCCAGTGTCCTTTGGCACCGTTGGAGTGGTTGTCATACAATCCTGTCTTACTTTAGCATAAAATTCAAAAAACACCTTGTCTGTATTTGTTTGAATATCAGTAAGATGGTTGTTTAATTTTTTCATAACTCTATCTATACCCATTAATCTTACAGTTACACTCATAATATTGCTTTATAATAAACTACATTCCCTTTTATATCTTTATAACTAACTACCTGCTTTATCATATTATAATCTAAAACATTAGTAGTAGTGCTATATTCACCACTTTTACATACATAACCGCCTGCTTTTATTTCTGCCAACGTATAAATTATTGACTGTTTTTCTTTTACAATAACATTATCTTTTATAATATTTTCTATTTTTTCAACTGTATAACATTTTATATCTATAGCTGCACCAAAAGTAAAATCTCCACTATTATTAACAGTAGGTGGTTCAAAATATTTATAGCTTTCTCGCATCATACTTTTTAAAAAGCTTTTCATTATGTAACTATAAATTTAAAATTACTTTTTTGTTCAGATACTTTATTAAGTGTACCAGTATAATCTAAATCACAAGCTATTTGCCCGTACGTGGTAGCTTTGAAGCCAATTTCACTAATCTGATTATATTTTACCTGTACATCTCCAACTTTCTCGTCTATTTTTTGTCTTTCAACAGTCAAAGCTATGAAGTGTGCAGCCGTGTATTTTTTTATTTTTTCTAACAACTGTAAATCACTTATCTTATCTCCTAAATATTTATCGATAATTTTTTCTGCATCATCGATATATTTAGTAATATTATCATCTGTAATTGTTATTTCACTAAACAACACTTTTACATCAGCTGCACTTATCATAACTTTTTATTTTTTATTTATTTTTGTTTACGTTTTTGTTTTCTTTTTCCTCATTAGCCTTCTTTTCTTCTATTATCTCAAAGAATTGCTGGTGCACTTTGGGAATTTGGTCAATATCTTTTACATCTATAATATCACCTTGTTCGTATATATTATTAGCAAAAAGATATCTTTTCAAACCTACTAATTTTATCTTCATATAACCTCCTTCCTACACTGTACCAACGACAATTCCACTATTGCCATTGAAATCTGACTTTAATACTACTGATTGAACGACAAATGATAGCATAGTAAACATCATATTACCTTTGTTTTCCCATTGCACTGTAGTTAGCTCCATACCATTTACTAATTCAATAGTATCAGTGCTCATCTGTACCAGAGCAACGGTCTTTGAAGGTAAGAAATCCGATGTAATAACATCCATTATGCCACCTATCTTCAAAATTCTTTCTTTTACAGTTAAGTTAGAATAAGTAGTAGTGCCAGGCAAGAAGTCATCATCCATCCTGCTTTCAAAATCATTTGAAATAAATAAAATCCAAGATCCATAATGTTTATCAATTATGCTTAACTTTTTCAAATTCAATACATTAGCTATAATAGTAGCTGTAGTCGTTGATGTATTACTCCAATCACTAATTGACCCAGCATTTTTATCTGGGAAGGTAGGTATACTATATAATATTTTATCATCAAAAACAGTCTTATTTGCGCCAAAAAGCATTTTTTCTAACTTTTCAGCTATTTTGCGTGCACCTACTTTGCCACCTTGCAAATCAAGATTTCTGCCATATAAACGTGACATCTGTAAATCGCGTATATCAAAATCCCATAACCAAGAGATTATAGGTATAGGCACTGTACCTGGTTTAACGGCTTGCTTATCTTTGTCTCTTTCTGTTTTAAAATTCATCGATACATCAGCGTCGTGTCCATCAGATATTTTTAAATATTTGTATTCCTCTGCTGCAAAAGGATTAGCTAAATTATATACCAATCCTTTGTCTTTTAGCAATTGTATATTAGTTGCTCTGGAAGCAGCCACTTCACGCAAGGTTTTATCAATTTCTGTCCACTCCTCAGGCGTGAAGATAGCTGTAGCATTGGTTTGTAACGTTTTATAATTTTTACTATCTTTATAATCACCGTTACCTTTGTAAACAGAAATTTTTGATTGTCCGTCTACATCTATAAAAGGTCTGCTTTTACACACCCCGTTGATGTCTGTAAACAAATTTTCTAAATTAATTTCCATATTTTTTACTCCTTTTTTTATTATAATATTATTACTCTTGCAAAATAAACTCCACTTTCTACTTCTTCTGCATTATCTAAAGCTATAGCAGTTACACCATATCCACTAATTGTCAAACCACCAGCTACATCTGCATATGTAGTCTCAGTAGTTATAACAGTATTCGTTCCACTAATTGTCAATGCACTTGCTACATCTTGATATGTAGCATCAGTAGGTATAGTAGTACTCGTTCCGTTAATTGTCAATCCACTTGCTACACCTGCATATGTAACCTCAGTAGTTATAGCAGTACTCGTTCCAGTTGCATTTGCAGTATCACCTTTTTTTAATGTGCCATCACCGTTAGACAC